AATGATGGAACATTTTCTTCTCTTAGAGCACAAGGTACTACAAAAGGTGATGTTGGTTTAGGAAATGTTGAAAATACTGCATTATCAACTTATACTGGTAATGGTGGTGCATTAGATAACCAATATATTACAAATGGTGCTGGATATACAACTAATACAGGTGATATTACAGGTATAACAACCGCTGCTAATTCAGGTCTTGCAGGAGGAGCTACATCAGGTACTCCTTCTTTAACTTTAGATATAGATAATTTAGCAGCTAGTACACTTCCAGATGTTTCCGAAGATGATATGTGTTTTCTTGATTATGCTGCTGGTGATAATATAACGAAAGTAACTGGTATAAGAAATTTCCTAAGTGCTTCTATTGACGGTATTACACTAGACCAAGATAGCACTGGTAAATTTATAAAAGCAAAAACAGCTACAGTTTCCAATGGTGGTGCGGCTTTAGCAACTGGTAACCAAATTTATGATTTTGTTATAGGGTTAGGATATTCCACTACTACAGGTACAGTAGATACAAGTGGTACTCCAGTTGATAATGACTTTGCTAAATTTACAGATGCAAATACTATTGAAGGTAGAAGTATATCTGAAACTAAAAGTGATTTATCTTTAAATAATGTTGAAAACACTGCAATATCTACTTTTGCAGGTAGTACCAACATCACAACTTTAGGAACAATTGGAACTGGTACTTGGAATGGTTCAGTAATAGCATCGGCTTACTTAGATTCAGATACAGCACATTTAAGTGGAACTCAAACATTTAGTGGAGCAAAGACATTCTCTAACTCAACTTCATCAACTTCTAAAACGACTGGTGCCGTAATTGTTACTGGTGGTGTTGGTATAAGTGGAGCATTAAATGTTGGTGGTGATGTTACTGCATTTGCTTCATCGGATGAAAGATATAAGGATTTAATCACACCAATTCAAAATCCAAATGAAAAAATTAAATTACTAAGTGGTAACACTTTCGTATGGAATGACAAACACGAAATATATAAAGGTAAAAAAGATATTGGTGTTATTGCACAAGAGGTAGAAAAAGTTTTACCAGAGATTGTAGAAACAAGAGATAACGGATACAAAGCCGTAAAATACGAAAAAATAGTAGCTCTACTTATCGAATCAAATAAAGAACTTATTAAGAGAGTAGAAGAGTTAGAATCAAAAATCAAATAAATGTATGATGTTTATTACACAACTGGTGGTGGTCCTTGGGTCAACGCTGGAACTGATTTGTGGGTAAATGATTTTTTAGAAAATGTTGTACCACAATTAAAAGTAAGACCAGTTTTACTTATTCATAGAACAAAACCCAAAGGATTTGAGGATTTTGAATTTCCAATAGAAACTCATTGGCAAGGTGATAATGTTGGTGAATTCGAAAAGATATGTGATGAGGCAAGAAGAATAAATATATTACATGGACATTATACTCCAATGAAAGCTATAGTAAACAATAAAGATAAAATACATTCTAATGTATTACATAACTCAGTAGACCATATTTTGAAATCACAAGTTGGTACAGATGCAGGTATTGGATGGCATCCTTGGTTAGACTCAAAATGGGAAAAAGATGTAAACAAATGGGCTACTCATTCTATATGGGTAGGTTTGTTTGATATTTTAATTAAAAATAAAGTAATAAATAATTATTATGAGTTTAAACACAACTTACCTTTAAGTAAATCAAATACGATAGGATTTGCTTCAAGATGTGAAGGTAGAAAAAATCCACACTATTTAGAAAACTTAGATTGTTTTATTTTTACAAATTCATTTGAGTTTAATTTATTTTGGAAAAATGGAGTTGGATTAAATTATGATAAAGCAAAAATTTATCATTACTATGGTAACTTTAAAGATAAGTTTTATAATATGGATTGGGGAATATCTCATTCAGCATTTACATCAGAACCATTTGGATATGGTATATTTGAATCAGTAGATAGAGGAAAATTACCTATTTTACATAAAACTTGGTGTGAAGATTTTGAATATCCATATCGTGTTTCATCTAAAAAAGATTTTGTAGATATTTATAATAAGGTATGTAATGATACCTACGAAACAAAAAATTATTGGTTTAATAAGATAAAAAACTATATGATTGATAATTATTCAAACAAACAATTGTGGATTGATTCACTAATAGATATTTATAACATATAGGAGAATTTATGGCAACACTTTCATCAGGAGACACTTTATCACTAAATAGCTTAACAACCGCTACAGATAATAGTACTAAAGCATTAGGTACAATTGCTGGTAGTACATCAACTCCTATATCAATGTCAGCTTTTGCTATTGATGCAGTTGGCTCACTTAGTGGTTTTACATATGTAGTAGAAAACACTTCTGAAAACTATACACTTGGATTTACAAATGAAGGTGGTAGATTTGATAAAATTAAAAACTTAAAAAGAAATTTTGATTGGTCAGTAACAAAAGATGGTGGTGGAACATCATTATTTACTTCAGCATCATATTCACAAGCTCTTGCTGGTAGTGGGTCATTAATTATTAATGCTGGAGATATGTCTAATAGTAATGTTCTTGTTGGTGCAACTGCACACACTCTAAGTGTGGTATTTGAAGATGGATACAATAACCACGCTACAAATTATAATTCAGCAAGAACTAAAACAGTTTATTCAGTAGATTCATATGATAGTAATGCAGCTGCACTATGTTTAACATCGGACTCACCAGTAACTAAAGGTGATGGAAGTACTATTCAAGTAGGTGATTTATCTGAAGGAGATGTACTTAAAGGATATGCTTTTAGTTCTTTAGATGAACATTCAGATGCAACATTTCTTGATTGGTATACAAGTAGTCTTGTAGAGACTGAAAAAGATGTAACAGTAAAAAATATTACTTTTTCTTTTTCAAATAAAATTTATAATATTAATAATGGTGAAATAAAAGGAACATCAGAACATCCCATGTTAATATCATCAAGCGTTAGTTCTGATTATAGATTTAGAGAGTTGATGGCTCTTACTACTGATGATAAATTAATAAAATCAGAAAGTGGTTCTTTAGTAGAAGTACCAATTACTTCAATTACTATTGAATCAAGTGATGTGGAAATAGTTTCAATTGATGTAGAAGAACAAGATACATATTTAGTAAACGGATATGTAACTCACAACAAAGGTGGTAACTCACATACAGATTTATCAGCACCAGGTGCACCTACATCATTATCATACTCTGACCCAACATTTTCATGGACTGCACCAACATTTGGTGGTACAATTACTGCATATGATTGGCAATTAGATAATAATTCTGATTTTAGTTCACCTCTAAGTGACTTATCAGTTACAGAATGGAATAAAACTAATGTAAACACCAACGAAATGGCAAATTTACATGGTTCAATAATTTCAAGTGGTACATATTACTTTAGAGTAAGAGCGAGAGGAGCTGGCTTAGTTGGAACTTATACTTCTGGTTTAGAAGTGACACTGTAGAAAAAATATTTTTCGTTTTCGAAAAAAGTATATATTTATATATATAAAATAATGTTACAATAAAATATTACAAAAATGGCAAAAGGTAAACAAAAATTAACAAAAGAAGAACTAGAAACAATCGACTCGATTAGAAATGAAGCTTCACAAATATTTTTTGAATTAGGTAGAATAGCAATTCGTAGAAGAAATGTAAACAATCAAATTGAGGATGATGAAGAGAGATTTGAAAATCAACATGATGATTTGGTAAAAAAAGAAAACGATTTTTATCAGACACTTCAAGAAAAGTATGGAGATGGTAGTATAGAGCCTACAACTGGTGAATTTATTCCATCTACTAAGGAACAAAAATAGGTTTTTGAAAAATAAATTAATACTTATATGTGTATAATATTACATTATCACTAAAGGAGAATAAAAAATGGCAGAAAAAATCGTATCACCTGGAGTATTTACAAGAGAAAACGATTTATCCTTTATTTCACAAGGAATAGGAGAAATCGGAGCAGCAATAATTGGACCTTTCAAAAAAGGACCAGCGTTCGTTCCAACAATCGTAAATACCCAATCAGAATTTGAAGAAATCTTCGGTGTGCCTGATGGAACATACTATACAGGATATACCGTACAAAATTATTTAAGAGAAGCTGGCACAGTAACTATAGTAAGAGTTGGTCATGTCGGTGGATATACTCATGTTGACCCAGTAGGTATCGTTGTATCGGGTTCATTATCAGGTAACGCATCTGGTAGTGGAGGTGGTAGACAATTACTTGGTACACTATTTGCTACCGAGAATGGTACTGAATCAACTGGTTTTCCATCAGCAACTAACACTATAGAATGTGTTTTATCTTCTTCAACATTTAACATAAGTGGTTCTGAATTAGGAACTGCAGTATCAGCATCAGTAGTACCATCATCAGGTAGTGATATATCAGATGTATTTGGTGACTCACCTTTTGGAAGTAAAAATGCATATGTGTACAATTACTTTGAACAAGGAGCAACAGATGCAACAGGATACTTTATTGAGAGTGGTTCAAAAGTAGAGTTTGTTTCATTAGCTGACCAAGCATTGAATTTCGATACTACAAGAGCAACTACTCCTTATATTAAATCACAACTTATTGCAGGTGAAAGACATAATCTACTTAGATTCCATACATTATCTCATGGTACTGATACGAACCAAGAGTATAAGATTTCTATCTTTAATGTAAAACCTGCCGGAAGTTCAGCAGCTACAGATTACTCAACATTCTCAGTAGCAGTTAGAAAATTTAGTGATACAGATAAGAGAAAGAATGTATTAGAAACATTCAACAATGTTAACTTAGACCCAGCTTCACCTAATTACATTAAGAAAGTAATCGGTGATAGAGTTGTAAGTATTGATGCAAATGGTAAACAAACTGAAACTGGTGATTACCCTAACTACTCTTCATACATTTATGTAGAATGTGTTGAAGAAGGTTCGTTCCCAATCACTGCAGCACCATTTGGACACGCTGAGTATGTTAACCCAATAGCAGTTGTAAGTTCACTTTCATCAGAAGAAAAAATTGTACCACCTGTAACATTCAGAAGTGGTTCAGATTCAAATACATCTTCAAACAAAATAAACTTTGCTGGAATTGATGTTGAAACTACAACAGTTAAGATTGACAATAAAAACTATTTAGCTCCAATACCTACAAACGCAGGTACAGGTTCTAACTCAGTATTTGCATTTGATTCACAATTATCTTATGAGATGACTGGTTCAGCTGCAGGTGATATAGCTAAAAGACAATTTACAGTTGGATTCCAAAGTGGATTCAATGGTGTATCACCAACAGTTAGAAAAAAATTAGGTTCAGATATATCAGCTGGTAACTCACAAGGATTTAACTTATCTTCATCAACTGCAAGTGGTTCAGTAGCATATGTGAAAGCAATCAACGCAGTATCTAACCCAGATGACTTTGATATCAACTTAGTATCAGCACCTGGTGTTATTAGAAGATTACACTCTTATGTGTTTGGTAAAGTTGTTGATATGGTAGAAGATAGACAAGATGCATTCTTCATTGGAGATGTAACTTCAGTAAATGATTCAATAGCACAAGCAACAACTCAAGCAGATGGACTTGATTCCAACTATGTTGGTACTTACTATCCTTGGGTTAAGACAATCGATATTAATACTAATAAACTAACCGCAGTACCACCATCAGTATTGATGCCAGGTATATATGCAGCTAACGATAGATTAGCCGCTGAATGGTTCGCACCAGCTGGTTTAAATAGAGGTGGAATTGTAGGAGCAGTTTCAGTATTAAACAGATTGACACACGCTGAAAGAGATACACTTTATGAAAACAAAGTTAATCCAATCGCTTCATTCCCAGGAGAAGGTATCGTAGCATTTGGACAAAAAACATTACAAGATAAAGCTTCAGCTTTAGATAGAATTAATGTTAGAAGATTGTTAATTAAAGTTAAAAAGTTTGTAGCAAGTACTTCAAGATTCTTAGTATTCGAACAAAATACTTCACAAACAAGAAATAGATTTATAAACACTGTACAACCTTATTTAGAAGGTGTACAACAAAGACAAGGGTTATACGCATTCAAAGTGGTGATGGATGAAACAAACAACACTCCTGATGTAATTGATAGAAACATCTTAGCAGGTCAAATTTTCTTACAACCTACTAAGACGGCTGAATTCATAGTAATTGATTTCAACATTCTACCAACAGGAGCTTCGTTCTCAGCATAATGAAAAAATAAAAACTATATATTTATAATAGTAATAGGAGAATAAAAAAATGGCAGAAGTATTAGAATTTAACGAAATGTTTTATACCAACTTCGAACCGAAGATGAAAAATCGGTTCATCATGAACATCGATGGTATAGACTCATATTTAATAAAAACAGCCAATAGACCTACTATTCAGTTTGAACCTATAACATTAGACCACATCAATGTTAAGAGAAAACTAAAAGGTAAGGGAGAATGGCAAGATGTAGAAATTACTCTTTATGACCCAATCGTACCAAGTGGTGCACAACAAGTCATGGAATGGGTAAGAACATCACACGAATCTTTAACAGGTAGAGATGGATACGCAGATTTCTATAAGAAAGATGTAAACTTCTTTATGTTAGGACCAGTTGGTGATAAAATTGAACAATGGACTCTTAAAGGAGCTTTCATAACATCTGCCGCGTTTAATGATTTAGATTGGGCATCAAATGACCCAGCCGAAATCACATTAACACTATCTTATGATTACGCAATCTTAGAATTCTAATACAAATTTTATAATATTCGCAAAAATTAAAAAAGTTCTTTTCGTAAGAACTTTTTTTTATGCTATAAATCTAAAATTTATATATGTATATGTTCACATGATGATTAGATTTATAACAGAAATAGCGGTTGTAGTAATAATATACCTAATACTAAAAAAATATTGGAATACAAAAGTAAAAGAATATTTTGGTAATTTTGTAATAGGTATAAATATTTTTGCGTGTTTCTTATATTTTTATAATATTATACAACAAACCATTCCATTTCAGTTAGCTTTACCAAAAATACTTCTACATGGTATTGTAGCTACAATCATATATACTTTATTTACAATAGACAAGAAAGATGACTGAGCACATAGTAATATTGTCAATTGCAAGTGGATGGGTCTTATTTTGTATTGTAGGTTGGATGAATGGTAAATAATTCTAATTTTTTAAAACTTATATATTTATATACGAACAAATAAAGGTTAATTATGGCAGAAAATAAAAAATATGACTTTCCTACGGAGATAATTACACTTCCCTCAGAAGGATTAGGATATACCAAAGAATCACCATTAGCTAAAGGTGAAATAGAAATCAAATACATGACCGCTAAAGAAGAAGAAATTTTAGCATCACAAAACTTAATTAAAAAAGGTGTTGTATTAGATATGTTATTTGAATCTATTATTGCAGATAAATCAATTAATCCTGATGATATCTTAATTGGTGATAAAAACGCAATTGTTTTAGCAACTCGTATCTTAGGATATGGACCAGATTATAAAATTGAATTCACTAATGATGAAGGTGAAAAAGAACAAATATCTATAGACTTATCAAAAGTTCAAACTAAAGAAATTGATACGAAACACTTAAATAGAGAAAATTTATACGAATGGGTAACCCCAACTACTAAAAATGTTTTAAAATTTAAATTTCTTACACATGGTGATGAAAAAAAGATTGAAACAGATGTTAGAGCTATGAATAGATTGAATAAGGGTGGAGTTTCTGCAGAACTTACTACGAGATATAGATACATAATTCAATCAGTAGATGGTAAGGAAGATACAAAATCAATAGTAGACTTTATAAATAATAAATTTTTATCAAAAGATACAAGAGCATTCAGAAATCATTTATTGGACCTTCAACCCGATATGGATATGAGTTTCGAATACGATAACCCAAATACTGAAGAGAAGGAGAGGACTCCTATCCCCATGGGGATTGGGTTTTTTTACCCTACCGAGTAATTACTCATCTATCCTTCATAATCAAATATTTGAAATGTGTTACTATGGAAATGGTTATACATTCAAAGATGTTTATGAAATGCCTGTTCATATCAGAAACTTTCACTATAAAAAATTAGGTGATGCTAAGAAAAAAGAAAAGGAAGAAAGTGATAAAGCTATGAAAAAAACTAAGGCAAATGTCAGAAAACCAAATGTAAGAGTGAGGAAATAATTCCTCACTTTTTTTTTACTTTATATTTATAGTTGTATAAATATATCCACAAAGGAGACACGAATATGAAATTAAATAAAGAACAACTTGAAAATTTAAAAAGTAAAGAGTATTTTCAATCCGAAGGAATTATAGGTAGAGTGTTTGCAAGACTACTCAAAAAAAGATTATCTAAAGATAAAAACTTACAAAAGGCAGTTGATAAAATGGATAAATCTTCAGAGGATTTGAAAAAATCAATACAAAGTGCTCAAAAAGATGGTGTTAAAATACCTGATGAGTTATTAGTATATGCAGGATTAAAAAAGGCTAGATAGTAAATGGCAACCGAAAAATCACTTAAAATACAAAAAGAATACGAGGAATCGTTAAAAGTTAGTCAATCCTTATTAGGAGGATTAGGTAAACTTATCGATGCTAATACCGGAAAGGCTGGAAAGCAAAATGTAGCTCTTGATAAACAAAATAAAGCTATAAAAAGTATTTTAGGTGAAATAGAATCTCAAGAAGATTTATTAGAAGGAATAGTAAAACTACAAGATAAAAGAGCAAATGTAGATAAAAATTATTTTGGAATAAATGCAAAACTCAGAGGTGCAAAAAAGAAAGAATTAGATATCGCAGTTAAAACACTATTAGCTGAAAATGATAAACTAA